AGTCAGATAGGTCCTTGAGCTCGTAGTTAGTGGCAGGAAACGTATCTAAGGACCATGAGGTCTTAATATCTATGATACTTGTCTCAGTGATAATATCACAGCATCCGGATAACCACTCATTTTCTACCCTTTCCTCATTCTTTTTGTAGTCCTCTAGCCTAACTAGGTTAAGTAGGTTAATACTGTCCTGTTCCTGGGCTAATCCTTTGGTAATGTACTTGCTGTTCAGCTCACTCCTGTAGTCAAAGAAATCCTCTTTAGCTTTTTGGATGATGTAGCTCTTAGCTGTTTGACTCAATGCCTCCCCCTTAGTACGGGAGGAGGTCATTAATTTGCCTAATTGTGATGCTCTGAATTTCATAGTTGTGCCTCCTGCTCTTTGGTTAGGTTATACATCTCTTTAATCTGCTCAGGTGTGAATTTACCGCTTTCACAGCACGAAGTGCCTTATCCCATCTCTCCCCATCTAATGTAGGCTTTGCCTTAGGTGCTTTGCTTGCAGTCTCACCATCATCATCAATGGCCTGTAAGCTAAGCAATCCTACCAATGACCCTCTACGGTAGTAAGTAATGCAGCTAAGTAATTTCTGCGGATCTATAATAGCAGGCAATTCTAATGAACTATCTATACTATCTCCTGATTCAATGTCAATTATCTCAGTGAATACTTTACCATCTTTAACCGGTTGTAAGAGTAGCAATCCACAGTCTAATAGGATAGGCTCTACCGTATCAATGATGCTGTTGATATCAGCATAGTTACGCTTGAAATGTGGGTTGGTCGCATTCTTAATGACCTTACCCATTGACTGCTTAGCTAGGTGCAGTTTCTGATAGATGTTGAGGGTAACCACCTCAGGTGCTGTTTGCTCAGCTGCTTGTTTTCTTACTGTTGCCATAATTTTAAGGTATTAAATTTCTACAAATATACAAATTAATTGCACTTATTTACAAAATCATTAAAAAATTCTACAAAATCATCAAAATTTCTAGCAATGTAATAGGTACCTCCTGCCTTCTCAATGTTCTCCTGATACCTCTTCTGAGCCTCAGACTGCCTATCCTTACCAATCTTGACCTCAATCTTTACTGACCGGCCCTTGATGGTAGCAGATATATCGGCACTCCCTGCTGTAGATGTGCCTTTGGTCCAGGTTACACCAATGACTTTGCCTGCTGTGGTCTTTTTTTCTCTAGCTGTACCCATTGTGTTAATGCGTTCCGCTTGGTAGCCATTGTAATTAATATAATCACAGATAGCTCTAGTTAATCCGTTTGCTGTTGAGTCTTTGTACATAGTCTTAGGTATATAGTTTTGTGGGTAATTAGGGTGAGTAATGGCATAGCGTTGAAGCTTCAGCTCATGGAGCAGTGCCTTATATTCTTTTTTCATAATCCACAATAACCTGAATCACATTCATTGAAATCTTCATCAAACAAATTTTGTGTGAATGTGTAATTTTTAATTTTATCGTAAGTTAGACCAGTAACAAATCCACCATTTTGTGAAACATAACCCATTGTTCGTTCTTGTTCAGCGAACCATTCAAATTTCAAAGGTTCTTTTTTGCTCATGTAATTCAATAACAATGGATTTCGATGAAAACAACCAACACAATTATTCAAATAAGCAAAACGAACTGGTTTATCAATCCAAAAATTATCTATTGTGTCTTTCATAATTTGGTCATCAATTAACGGAAAAACTGGTTTTTGATATTTCATTTTTTTCCATTTGTTATTGCCATTTTCATGTTTTCCAATAATAAATTTATCATAAGAAAAACCATCTTCTTCAGTTCTTTCAATCATGTTTTTCATTCTTCTTATTTCATTTGCACGAAATCCGATTCTTGTTTCCACTGGTTCTTTTATATTTTCAAACCAAAAATTTTTTATCGGTTCAATTTTCATTTCAACCGTGCAAAAACGTTGCATTTTATTTGGAAGATATTTTTTATCACCTCGAACAATTACTTCATCAAAACTTTTACCAGTCACCCAATGTATTTTTTTTCCGATAAATTGTTCAAGTTCTAACATTGTATAAATTATTTGGTCTTGTTCAAGTGTTCCGATAAATTCTTGACCTATTTTATCACTTACAATTTGTCGAATTTTTTCATCTGGAAAAATACATTTTTTGTCAATGGTACGAACCAAAGCAAATACATTGTAATCTGCAGGGTAATGTACCGCCATATAACTTGATGTTTTACCACCACTTAAAGAATTTATTGTTTTCATTAGTCTTGCTTAGTTAGTTCAAAGTACCTGCCATGTTGGTCTCGGTTTTTTATGAATTTATAATTTTTATAACTAGCGTAGGCTTGCACCCATTTGATAAATTTTCTGCTGTCGAGGTCCTTAAAACCATTAGTATCTGCTTGGAATGACTCAAAGCATGCTTTATTGTAATTCCTTATATTAAGTGCTACATTCCCATCTATCACAAAATCATAAAACTCCTTACAGGTGTTCTGTATAAACCGCTTAGCATCTGCATTAATGGATACACTTCTCACCAATCCATTCTGTAGGTACATTTGCAGGTTAGATAGCATATAGTTGTCAAAGTGTGACCACTCATCCTTACTCCACTCATCAAAGAGTAGCTTACCGTACTCATCCTGTGGGTTACGCTGGGAGTTAAAGTACTGAAAGAACTCTATCTCATGCCTCCTACGATCATGTGAGGTACCTGCCCCACTAATCACATAGTTGGTAGTTATCACAATCTTAGGTGAACGCTCAAAGGGAATGTATATCTCATCCTTGTTTTTTCTGTTGACCGGTATACCCTCAGTGATTAGGGAAAATAGCTGCTCAAAGTCAAAGTGTTTTTTAACATCATCAAATGCTAGCACCTGAGTATCTATGTTAACCCGTTGGTACACAAAATCATTCTTACTAGGGTTGTAAGCTTTGCCATCTATCTTTATTATTTTACGGATATTGCCAATGGCTGTCAACATCAAGCTCTTACCACTCCCCCCATTAGGGTTATCATCTATCTCCTGATCATTAAAGATGATTGCCTTTTGGTCAGTCTTATCCTTAAAGGTATGAATGAGGTAGCCAAGTGTTGACTCCATTGCTTTAATCCGTTGCTCATCCTGGGCAGATACCTTGTGTACAAAATCTTGGAAGTTGTTATCGTGAATCGCGATTTTGGTATAGTTTCTTTTGATTATCTGCTCCCTCCAAATGTACCCATCTATATCAATGTAGCTAAGTAGCTCTACTTTGTCTTTGGATACATGCACCACTCCATTATTGAATGGGATATAAGATACATGCCTTGTATCCTGCAGGATACGCATATCAATGGACTCTAGCATGTTCAGGTGTGACTCAGTGAAGAGCTGAGCACTCTTAGCACAGTGATTGTAGACATCAAGTTCACCCTTGGCTAGGCAGTACTTGAGTACAAAATCTTTGATTAGCTCCACTGAGCTCTCAGATACCTTATTCTCCTCAATGTAAACATAGGTAGGTTTATTACTTCGCTCCGGATAGTACTTAGCAAAGCCATGCTTGTGCAGGAACTTGGCATAGTCATGCGGTACGATAGTAATTTTCTTACCATCTGCCTGCCAGAACACATCATCACTATTCTGTACCTCCTCTTTTACTGATTCAATGATGTTACCTGATACCCCTAACTGCTTTTGGATGTCCTCATCCTTAAGCCCCTCCTTTAATTTTAGCTTGACCTTGTTAACGGTGTATGTATCCTCAAAGTACTTAGTGTTAAAATTGCTTGATTTGTATGCATTAATCACAGTGTAGTTAATTTCAGTGGCTGTAAAGTCCTCCTGTGCATATTGCAAGAGGTAATTTTTAGCGGCATACTGATCAACCCCATACTCAGCCATGCAGCAGGCTACCTTGAAGGTCCAATTATTCCTGCCCTGTTCAAAGATTCCATGATTAAACTTCATTACAAGCTCAATGATACGGTCCTCATTAGCAATGGGGAGCACTGCTATCTTTTCTGCCTTGTGGTATCCCTTATCCTGGGTGATTCCTTGGAACACATCGCAGAACTCATTGAGGTAGGCATCAGGGTCATAGCTTTCAAAGCATACTCTGCTCACATTACTGTTGGCTACGTCAAAATAATCACTATTGATGTATTCCTTGTAGGCTTCAAATCTCCGCTTGTGTTCAAACTTGTTGCTTTCAGGTGTACGGATAACCACTTTAAGTCCATTACCACTGGGAGAAGTAAACATCATGTACACATAGGGGCATTCCTTGAGCCTGTTCCGTTCTGCTTTCAAGGTCTTAGCATCCGGGTACTTATCAAAGTCTAGCACGCACAATCCTGAGTGCTGTATCAGGCCATCATCTTTACGCTCACTGAATGTGCCGTTGAACATGATAGCCATTAGCTGCATCTTACTTTCTGCATCTCCTGCTCTTAGTTTCTTTATCTTACTAATCAGCTCAGGGTTGCCTTGCTTGATTCTGTTGTACACTTCTATGGCCTCAAGTGTGAAAGGTGTCTCTTTGGAGTTATACAAACTGCGAAAGACTGATATTTTAGGGTTAAACATGGTTACAAATATAATAAATGACAATAAATTCCAACTAATGACAATAAAATAAAATCATCGTCATGGATATAAACTAGTGCTGTATTGGGTTTCAGCTATTTCATGACGATAAGACGATAAATTTTCCAGAACGAAAACTTTTTTAGTGCTCTATATATTCAGTACCCCCCATAAGAGTATTGTCATACCGTCATACGGTCATAAAAAAGAGGGAGCCTAGACCCCCTCCCCCATATTAACCCTTAAAAAATTATGGTCCTCAAAGATAGATAGAATCTCGC